TCTTTGAATTCTTTATTTTCCTTGATTGTGTTTAATATGTCCTTTACTTCTTTCTTATTATTTTGGTTATAAGATTCAGTAAGTTTTGTTAACATTTTACTTTTTAAAACCCCAAATTTGTTCATTTTTAATCGTTTAAAATATCTTTTATTTTTGTCTCTATCTCATAAATATTCTGTTGCGCCTTCTCCATATTAAATAAGTCTTTTAATTCTAAAGAATCATCACCCAACATACTTAAAATCTTTGATTTTTTTGAACCAGATATACTTTCACTTAATGGTCCTTCTCCTCCACCCGTTGTTGGTGGTGGTGCTCCACCTCCTAATTCTCCACCTAATCCTCCACCCATTTCTCCACCTTCAGCGTTTAAAGCTCCCGATGCTTCAAGTTTCTTTCTTTCTTCTTCAGGAATACCGTATTTAGAATCAACCTCATCAAATACACCTGAACGTTTTATAATGTTTGGTGTACCATTCAATTCGGCTCCAATTGCACGTTCTAATCTTTGTTGTTGTAAATCTAATAATACTTCAGATTCACTCATACCAAGAATATTCTTTTTAGCCCAAGTATGTGAAACAGGTAAAATACCGATTTGAGATTGGTCAGAAGTTGCGTCTTTGTACAACGTAACTTTTTCTTTCCATGTTTCAATTCTCAATAAATCAGATTGCTGAGATGGATTTGTTAATGATAATTGAAAGTTGTTTAATTCATCTTCTAATCCTAAAAGATATAAATGAACTAATGCAACTTTATTTAATTCTTGAATTAATGATTTTTGTATCTTGTTAATCGTTCTTGCGAAACGAATATCCATTAATGCAAGACTCTTACCATCACCAACAACTTCTTCAAATCCTAAAAATGCTTTAGGGATACGAAGTGCTGCTAATAATTTCTTTTGAATATATTCAATATCCGCAATCTCACCTAAATTCTGTGCACCTGGTAATGTTTCGATTGGCATTGTTTGTGACGGGTCACGAACTGGAATAAAATAATCTTGGTCTACCGCCATTTGATTATGTCTCATATCCACTTGACCATTACGAGGGTCCGCAACAGGTTGTCTTTTAAATCTATTTGCAACTTTTTGTACATACGGTTCAATGTCCTTATCGTCCATATTACCAACAAATACTTTGAATACACGTCTTTCAGGAGCTCTTGATGTTCTGTAAATTAACATCGCATCTTCTGCAAGTAAAAGTTGTTTCCAAATTCTTCTAATTTTATCTAACATAGAAGTACCGTATGGTAACTTTCTATCATCACCTAATAATCTAAAGTGTGCAATTTCCCAAGCTTGAAATTCCATATCTTTATTTTTCCATTGGAATCTCAATTCTCTTGTTGGGACTTTTATATCATTTTGTGTTGGTGTTTTTGATGATGCTCCCTCAATACGTTCAATTTCAATATTTGGTAATTGTTGACAACCAACAACTCCCTTTTCCGGGTCAATTTTTAAATAAACAAAATCATCACCGTACTTACACATTCCTCTAGCCCACATTTGTAGGTTAGTATTAATATCTAATTTATTGTTGAATAAATCATCTAATGTTGATTTAACTCTATCTGATTCAGAATAAATTGTAAGTATTTCTCCCTTTTCAGACATAGTTGTCGACTCTTCAGCATATATGTCTAATGCTGCCGATATTTCAGGTGTAAATTCCATAGACTCATAATCATAATATGCTGCAAGTCTATTTGGCTCGTAATATACAGATTGATTATATAAATTTTGGTCTAATTTAGTCCACTTATCAGAAATGTATTGAGATTGTTGAGCTTGTAGCATCGCTTTCTCAAACTCTTCTCTACTATCTGCTTTTAATAATTCATCTTTTGAGAAATTAAACGATGGAGTTTCCTCTTTTGGTGTTTGACCAGGAAACCCAAACATTTGGGTTAATTTCTGAAAGACTGTTAAATTCTGTTCTGCCATGTATATAAATACTTTTCTTTATAATATAAACTAATTTATTATAATTATGAATGTTATTTCGAACGTCCAAATAACCAAGAATATTCTTGATATTGATTTTTACCCGGTACACTTTTAACATCCACAAAATTGGGATTATAATCCGTTCCCATTGCACCGACTTGGTCAAACGCTGTCCCGTATGAATAATGAGACCTATTAGGTTCATACGTTCTTTCAGATAACGTCCAAGATTCCATCATTGCTACATTTTGTGATGTGTTTCTTTGTAATTGATTAAAACATATATCACCCGCATATAATGCCATAGAAAGACTCATAATCGAGTCATCGTGAGCTCCTTTCATATGGTCAGGTCTACCATTAATATAAACAAATGTGTTTAATTCATTTAATAATCTTGTTGAACGAACTGCGAATCCTTTTCTTACTTGTTCTTCAAATGCAGCAACTATTTGAGTTCTTTTGTTGTTAAAGTTTAATCCAGGGATTTTCTCCATTGCCTTTTTATTGTATTCCCATACATTTTGTGTATTAATGCCGTCAACATATAAATTTCTATAATTCATTTCTTGCAACTTTCTTGATGTTGCAATACCCATACCACCCGTTATGTCAATTACAATAAACGCTTCATATAATACCCCCCATTTGTAACAAATGGAAGCTAAATCATCCGGTGGTATTTTTCCAACATATTCCAATACTTGTTCTCTTTCATCAAAATCAACAACATTGATTGATGAAAAATCTTCACTATCTCCTCTACTTACATCCACACCCATGATGTAACGATGTCCCGGTACAGGGTCTTTCCATTGCCACATTGTACCTTGCATATATTTTTCCTTTGGTTGTCTAACCAAATTTTTTGCAATATTTTCTTGAATATCTCCCGGTATTACTCCATCACCTGAACCAAGAAAATCACATTCCAACTCCTGTGCAATCTTACGTCTATCATATTTGAATTTTTTAGACATTGATTCGAACCAACTTGAGAATGGTTTATAACCTTGTTCTTCCAATTCAGTATATTTGTTGATGTCAAAATCATATAGAACAACTTCATTATCGTCATATTGTTCTCTATTCAACATGTAATGACATATGTCCTTACACTTAACCCAACGTAAATCTTTTGTGTAACGAGGGTCTTTAAACCAACGTAAATCAGTAATATGAAAATCATTCATTCCACGTGTTGCTTGGTCATAAACACCGTAATAAATTGGGTCGTAACCATTTGGTGTGGAAATAAGAATAATTTTACCTCCCGTAGATAGAGAGGCCATAGATGCTGCCCAAAAGTCTTCTCCCGCTTCGATGTATGCCGCTTCGTCAAATACAAGAATTGTTGGTGTATAACCACGAAGTGCGTCTGCAGATGTTGCAACCGCTTTAACTTCACAACCATTGTTTAATCTAAATCTACTTTCAGAGTTTTTATCGGGTGAAAACCCAACGTTAATCCATTCGGGCCATTGTTCAAGAAAATGGCGTATTTTATTTGCCATTTCAATTGCGGTATCTCTTTTGTTTGCAATTACAAGAACTCTTTCAGGATTTTCAGGTTTCGCTAATTGTAGTTTTTTTGAAATCCATGCAGATGTTACAGTAGAAACACCGGCTTGTCTATATTTTCTCGTTATGTTCTCGTTATATTTGTCATAATCCAAGATAAGTTGTTCTTGGTCAGGAAACAATTCTAATGGAACATATTTCTTTTGTGTATTATCGTAAGTCTGTAAGTATGTTTTAAGTGCATATGGAGTATCTTTCATTATTCTCGCATATTCCTTAAGTTGTTCTATTTTAGAATTCATATATATAAATATGAAAAAAGGAGGTTAAAACCTCCTTCTATATTATTCAGCGGGAACTAATTCACCACCATCGTCATCATCTTCTTCATCATCATCTGACAACCTCATACCCATTGAATTTAACCAATCACTTAAATTATCGTTGGTTGTTTCATCCGTAACATCATCTAAATCGTCTTGGAAGATACTCATAGCCTCTTCGTAATCTTGTTGTTTGATAATATCTTCTACTCCTGCAATCATTTCTCTAACCAATCTTGCACCTGTTTGTGTTTGACCTAAAACTTCTTTCATGAAAACCAAGAAATTTTTTGCGGGTAAAGAATAAACAGATTTTAAAAAATAGGTTTGTATTGTTGGTAAATTATCTTGTAATACTGTTTCGTCAGGGAACATTTGATGAATTCTTTCCCATATTTTTGGACCCAATCTAATATCCCAAGCCTCCTTATTTAAAGTATCTTCACTTTGAGATATTTTTTCCCATTTATCCATGTCGATTTCACCTGTCGCATCTTTAGGTAAACCAAACATTGAAAGTAATTCCATATACCCTTTTAAACATTCATGTACTAAAACAACAAAGTTAATTCCCTGAACTTTAATCGTTGGTAGTCCATTACCATTCTCTGCAGGTGGGTCAACATCTTCGACACCGGCAGGACTAAATCCTGGTTTTTCATACTTTGAATCTAAAGTTTCATCACCTAATTGCCAATAATATGCATCATTAACTGACATCATAATACCATATAATTTTGGTAATTGGTCAGTACCTGTTATTTGTTTTAGTTTATCGTCAAGTAAATTAAAAATATAATGACCCTTTTCTGCAACGCCATGAGTTATTGCATTTATAAATCTTCTCTTTGCTTTTTCTAACGTTAAATCTTCAAGTTCAGTAAATAACTCCTGCTCTAATTCAACTGCTTTAGGATTTATTTGATTACCTTTTTCAATGGTAAAATCATCCATTTTTATTTTTTCATCACCAACTAAAAGGTTTACCTCCCAATTACAAACATTGTCAGGAATTTGGAAATAGTCAATTGCAACTTGTATTGCCAATTGCTCTAATTGTTTTTTATGTTTTGATTCGTAATCTCTAATTGTATCCGAACTCTCAAACATTTTAGCGGTAAGTTCTGTGAATCTTTCTTCTCCTTTTAAATTAAATCTTAATTCATTACCTAAATAATGTTTAACTTTTTGAACTACTTCTTTATATCTTTCGGATGCTAAAAATTCTAAAAAGTTTTGATTTGTTGATTTTGAAGTCGGAAAATTAATTTTATTAAGAGGAGTGTCTCCTTTTTGCAACTTATCCTCAATTGATGGGTGTGGTCTATGTTCTGTATCATAATCCATAGCCATTTCATATATTTGACTTGCAACTCGAACCTGTTCGTTAATAATGTTTATTAAATCACTTTTTCTCATTTCTTTATTATGCTTTTCTGTTTGGTTTTGGGAATTTACCCGGATTTAAAGGATGTTTAGGTTTAGTGTCAGGAGCGACTTTAGGTTTTGCAGGTGCGGGTTTAGTTGTATTTTCCGCAGCTTGCTGAGGTACCGGATGGTCTTTTTCCTTTTTCTCTTCCTTTCTTTTTGGATTTGTTTTAGGTTCTTCAGGTTCGTTAAATTTTCTACCCTTTTCAACTTTATATGGTTCACCAATTGGATTAATTGGTTTATCTAAAATTTTACCTGTTTCAGGGTCTCTTTCAGCCTTTGGTTTTGGCTTTGGAAATTTACCCGGATTTAAAGGATGTTTAGGTTTTGTACCAGGGTCTACTTTTGGTTTCACTGGTGCAGGTTTTGTTGTTGTACCATTTTCAGAAACCTGTGATTGTTTAGCATCCAATGCCTTTAAAGAATCCCATTTTAAAAAATCAGGTAAAGAACTGACTTTTTGTTTTGGTTTAACTCTTGAGGTAATCATTTCCATTATTTCATCTTTTGATGTTAATATATGGAAAAAATTTTCTTCTGCCAAATTTTCAATCCATTTTTTTTCTTCAACACTTTCTCTTTTTACATTTTTCCACATTGCAGCCGCAGCAACTTTCTCACCTTTTTCTTTACTACCGTATTTTTTTGATGCTTTATCCGCCATTTTTTCAAATCCCTTACCTTCCTTACCAATATCTTCACCCTTTTTTGCTTTTTTAACAACTTCACTTTTCTTTTCTTTTGAAAGACCTGCAGATGGTTTTTCTTCTTTTAATTTTTTTGAATCCATAAATTCAGGAATACCGTTGTGTCCCTTTGTTACTTTGGTACCAACTCCATGTTCTTCATATGTTTCAATTGACTTATTTTGTTTTTTAGCGTCTGCAATTTTTTGTTGTGCTAATGGGTCTTTTTTAGATATCATAACATCAGCAGATTCTCCCAACATTCTTACACTTAATTCAGTTAATTGTTTGTCGGTTAATTTAGATAATGTTTTTTCAGAAATACCCTCATTAATTAGTTTTTCAACTATTTCAAGTCTTCTCATATGTTGTTAATTTTTACTTCTTCTTTTATAAGAGGAAATCCTCTTTGTTTTAGTTTTTTGGTTACACTTTCAATTGTTTCTCCGAATTTGAATGTTAATCTTTCATCTTCTGAATCTATATCGAATTTCTCCCATGCAAGTGCAATTACACCATCTACAGCATCAATAACTCCGAAATAATCGGAGTCTTGAACTAATTCTAACTGTAAATTGGTATCTTTTAGTAGACCTACTAAATCTACGTATTCTATTTCAGGTGATTTGGGTCTTGATGTTGCCGAAGCTGGAATTACAAACCATTCGTCCATGTCAATTTCAGTACTCGTGCTAAAGATAAACTCGTACTGTTTTTGACCTTTGTAATCGGAACCAATTTCATTAACATATATTAATTTCATTTATTTGAAATATTTTCCCAATGTTGTATTGATACTGTCGTTTATTTATGTTTTAATTTAGTGTAAATCGATTTCAACTTCATCTTCTTCTAAATGAGTTTCACCGTGTGCGCCTATTTCAGGTCTTGGTGGAATATTTGGTTTTTTCTCTTCATCCATATCTTCCTCTTCCAAATCTGCATATTTTGATAAATCGATTTCATCCGCTTCAACTGGAGTGTTGATAAAGTTTTCTAAAGCTTCCATTGAAAAATCTTCACCTAAATCTTCGTCAGGTATGGGTTCTTCTGCCGGTATTTCGTCTTCCGCAGATGGTTCTTCACCACCTTTTTCCATACCTTCTTCTTCATCTCTTTCGAATTTCTTACCTATCTCTTCTAAATCTTCTAATTCTAATTTGTCTAAATCAACCGCAGATATAATCATGTTTAACACATATTTTATATCATCACTTTCCATTTTTTGATGTTGGTCTCTCAATTCTTGTCCTAATTTACCGGCATATTTTTGAACTTCAGCCATGTAGTCAGAACGTTTAGCCTCACCACCTTCTTCACCTCCCATTTCACCTTCAGGTGATGGGGAAGGTTCAGCACCATCTACAGGCATATCTGTTGGCATATCTGCAACAGGTTCGTCTGTTGGTGCGGGCGCAGGTGCCGGAGCATCTGCAACTGGTTCTGGTAAAGGAGATTCAGTTTGTGCGTCTTTTTGTTTTAAAACGTATTTTGTTGCTTCGTTTAATTCCTCTTGACCTTTTAATAATTCAAGTCTCTTAA